TTCATTCATTAAGAGCTGTTCTTGCAGCTTTTGGCAAATATCACGAAAAATCAATCGTAGACCAATGGATTGTTATATGTATAACAATGTGTTCCAGTCCAAATGTCTCTGGTTTAATTAGTGTATTTGCTCAAATGATGGGTTTAGTGGGTATATCAATTTCAACTGTGTTGAAAGAAATTGCTCATTATGCTTGGGAATTTTTGGATGCGAGTATCACGAAAGCTCACAATGCAGCAAGATCGGCTTCAGAAACCATCTTCAACTACTTATATAGCCCTAGTCAACCCCAGGAAGGGTCTGTTAGTAGAGATGCTGAGCCTTCAGGCTTCGAAGAAACATTTTATGAATCTGTCAATTGTATTAAAGATACAGGAGACAAACTCTTTAAATATGTAGAGAAGTTTGGAGCAAACTCACCAGCTCTCCTTGCAGCAGTAGTTGCTGGAGCCTCAGCTACATTTGCAGCTTATTTGGTAGGAACATCACCAACGAATGCAGCATTTAGAGTATCTCGATGGGATAAATTAATTGCAGGATGTCAAAATTTTGCAAAATTTAAATCAGGTGCCTATGCATTTCAATCTTTTATTAAAGATTTTTGTACATGGACATATGATTTTGTCGAGAGAAATACAATGCACGGAGTGGATTCGCAGTTAGTTCAAATGATTAATGGAATCTATTTGGAAGACGACGTAACGAAAAGCTTAGAGAAGCGATACTTCTTTGAGTATTATTATTACATCACCAATGCCGTGAATTTACAATCAGTCATGGTAGACCCGAAGTGGAGAGAACGCCTACAATATGTAGAAAAAGTACTTACTATCGTACAACGCGAACTCTTCGATGACAATGCTAACGCAGAAAGTAGAACTCTGCTACAAAATGTCAACTTGATGCTGAAAGAGATTAAGACCATCTCTAAATCAACTTTTAAAAATCATGTTGATAATTTTTCACGATTTCGTCCCGCTGTATTCATGTTAACTGGAAAGGCAGGTTGTGGAAAATCAGTTTTCCAAACCTATTTTACGAATATGATGCTTTCAGTCTTGAAAACACAAGCTGAATTTGGAGTGCCAGAAAGTACTGGTGATCAATTGGTCACAGTAAATTTTGGAGACAAGTATTTAACAGGATACAAAGGACAATATTGTGTAGTAGTAGACGATATTTTCCAAGACGCCGACGGTGCGTTGGAAGGAACATCATCAGCATTACAATTCATTAACTGGATTAGTAATGCTCCCTTCGCAACAAACCAAGCAGACCTCGAATCGAAAGGAATTCAATTTGTTTCGAAAATGGTAGTGGCTTCATCAAACTGCGATGTACCGACATCAAAGGCGATTAAGTCACAAGATGCACTCTTACGAAGATTGGATTATCAGATTAGATTTATTCCAACCGAGACAGCGAAATCAGATCCCCTTTTAGGGAATAAGAAAGTTCGTTTAGAGTTGTATCAACCAGCCGAAACAACGCCTGGAACTTGGACTATGCAGCATGTTAAAACTTTTGATAATGCTGAGCATGCAATTGAAGAAGCAATTGCTCATTATATCCAATATTATAGGAGAGAACAAGGGATTTTAGAATCTCGTACTCCTAAAGTTGAAGATATTGAGCGAATATGCCAAAAATTGCTCCCTAATAGACAAGCCACCCCTTCTGGTATGAGTGTCAGTAAAATGCGAACAGGAATTGCAATGTGGTTTTATGGACATTTAGCTACCATGACACTAAGAAGTGGATTGAAACAGATTCATAATGTCAACAACGAGATTGCCCAGGAAGTTTTAGATCGCTTCGGCGCATCTGTATTTGATCCTGAATTTATTCAGCGAGAGATTCACGACTACTCT